TATTTGAAACCATGAAGCGCACAAACCCAAGGCGCTATGCGGTGGCTGGTCTGGGCGGCTGGGGCATCGTGGATGGCCTGATCTACGAAAACTGGAAAGAACAGAAATTCGATACAAACGAAATCAGCAAAAGGCCGGGCGTGGTTTCCGCATTCGGCCTTGACTTTGGCTATACCAATGACCCTTCCACCCTGTTCTGTGGGCTGCTTGACAAGGAAAACAAGCAGCTTTTTGTGTTTGATGAGATGTACGAAAAAGGTATGTCCAACAAACGCATAGCAGACACCGTGGAAGATATGGGCTATGGCAAGGAACGTATCATTGCTGACTGCGCTGAACCGAAGTCCATTGACGAACTGCGGAGCCTGGGCCTTCGTGTCAAAGCGGCACAAAAAGGCAAGGACAGCATCCAGAACGGTATCCAGTGGATACAGGATCTTGAAATCATCATTCACCCACGCTGTGTGAACTTCCTGACCGAAATCAGCAACTACACATGGGACAGGGACAAGTTCGGCAATAAGCTGAACGTTCCGATTGATGACTTCAACCACCTGATGGATGCCATGCGCTATGCCCTGGAAAAGCACATCAAGGGAAGCGCCTGGATTTACTGAGGAGGAATGACCATGGCATATATCGGTTGCACGATGTTTGGTGCATGCATCGGCATCTTCGTGCATGCGCTGTGCATTGCGGCAAAGGACAATTGAAAGGCGGTAACACTCCATGCTGACGGTTAATGAAATCAAAACCTTCATGGAAAATGACAGCGCAAGCAGGAAAAAGCAGCTTGCCAAAGAGGGTCAGCGCTACTATGAAGCGGATCATGACATCAAGGATTACAGAATCTTCTTCTTTGATGATGACGGCATGCTTCAGGAAGACAAGACCAAATCCAATATCAAAATCAGCCACCCGTTCTTCACGGAACTGGTTGACCAGGAAGTGCAGTACATGCTGTCCGGCAAGGATGGCTTTGTAAAGAGTGATGACCCTGATCTTCAGGAACATCTGGATGCATACTTCAATGACAATGAAGATTTTGTATCTGAACTGTATGAGGTCATCACGGGCTGTGTGGCCAAGGGCTTTGAATACGCCTATGCTTACAAGAATGCAGAAGACAGAATTGCATTCAAGTGCGCTGACAGCCTGGGCGTGGTGGAAGTCAAGGCCAAGGAAACCGATGACGGCTGTGAATACGTCATCTTCCATTACATCGACAACATAGGCAAAGACAATAAGAAAATCCGAAGAATTCAGGTTTGGGATAAGACCCAGACCTTTTATTATGTCCAGGAAGACGATGGAACCATCGTCATGGACTACACCCAGGAATTCAACCCCAGGCCGCACATCCTCTTCAAAAAAGAGGGCGATAACAGCACCTACTATGAAGATTTCGGCATGATCCCCTTCTTCAGGCTGGATAACTGCCGGAAGCAGTTCAGTGGTCTGAAGCCCATCAAGGCGCTGATTGATGACTATGACCTGATGTCCTGCGGTTTGTCCAATAACATTCAGGACACCAATGAAGCGCTGTATGTCATCAAGGGCTTTGACGGTGACAGGCCGGAAGAACTCATCTGGAACACCAAGACCAAGAAGCACATTGGCGTTACTGAAGGCGGCGATGTGGACATCAAGACCATTGATATTCCCTATCAGGCCAGACAGACGAAGCTGGAACTGGATGAAAAGAACATTTACAGATTCGGCATGGGCTTCAATTCTGCGCAGCTGGGCGATGGCAACATCACCAATATTGTCATCAAGTCCCGCTATGCCCTGCTTGACCTCAAGTGCAACAAGCTGGAAATTGCACTGAAGCAGTTCATGCGGAAGCTTCTGAAGCTGGTTCTGAAGGAAATCAATGATGCCCATGAAACGGATTATCAGCAGAAGGATGTCTACTTCAACTTTGAACGTGAAGTGATGACCAATGCTGCTGACAATGCGGCCATTGAATATCAGGATGCCCAGAAACAGCAGGTGCAGATTAACACGCTTATGAGCCTTGCCACCAAGCTGGACAATGAAACCCTGATGCAGAACATCTGCGATGTGCTTGACCTTGAGTACAACGAAATCAAAGACAAGCTTCCCCCGCCTGAAGAGGTGAATGACCCCTATCAGGCGCAGACGATGCTTGAAACCATCCCCACGGAACCTGCTGAAGGTGATGTAATTGAATAAGCGGGAAAAGGAATTCTTTCTGGGGCAGCTGGAATCTGAAAAGGCTGTACTACGTTCCCTGAAGCGTCAGTATGAACGGGCGCTTCAGGATATTACAGACAGAATCCGGGTACTTCAGTCCGATGAACTGACGCAATCCCGAATATACCGGATTGATTATCAGAAGGCGCTGAAGGCTCAGGTGGAAGCGATTCTGGACAAACTGCAAGCGGATGAATATGACACCATCCATCAATATCTGAATAACAGTTATACGGATGGCTATATTGGCACCATGTACGCCATGAGCGGACAAGGGGTTCATGTCATTTCTCCGATTGACCAGAAGGCGGCAGTCAAAGCGATTGTCACAGACAGCAAGCTGAAAGCCACTCTGTACAATACCCTTGGCACCGACATGAAGACGCTGAAAAGGAAAATCAGCGAAGAAATCACAAGGGGCATTGCTACTGCTCTGCCTTATGCCCAGATTGCAAGGAACATCACCAATCAGACGAACATGCCCCTTGCCAATGCAAAGCGTATCGTGAGAACAGAAGCACACCGAATTCAGGAAGCTTCTTCTGACGATGCCAGAAATGCAGTCAAGGCAAGCGGTGCGGATGTGGTCAAACAGTGGGATGCGTCGCTTGACAGGGTGACACGCCCTATTCACAGGCAGCTGGATGGCCAGATCAGGGAAACGGATGAGCCGTTTGAAGCCGGGGGCTATAAGGTCATGTACCCTGGCGGCTTCGGCGTTGCATCGCAGGACTGCAACTGCCGATGCGTGGCCCTGACCCGTGCAAGGTGGGCGCTGGATGAAAATGAACTTCAGACCTTGAAGGACAGGGCCAAATACTTCGGAATTGACAAATCCAAAGAGTTTGAGGATTACAAGCAGAAGTATCTGAAGGCTTCCAAACTGCTGGAATCCCCCGGAAATATCGGTGAAAAAGCAATACCGTATTCTGAACGTGGCATCAAGCTGGATGAGAGAATCAAGGGATACATGAAGGACTTGACAAAATCGGGCCAGTATGTATCCAGCAAAGCCGGAACCTATACCACGGAAGATATGGCCATACTTACAACGGAAACGGGCGTGGAATACACGCTGTTGACCATTGGCGATAAAGCATATATGATCCGTGGCACAGAAAACGGCACACTGATTCCTGAAGAACTCTATGAAGAACTTGTCAAAAACAAGGGTACACTAGACTATCATTCACATCCCTACATTGGTGATATTATGCCATCCAAATCTGACAGAGATGTGCTGAAAGCATTGAACTGGCAGGAAAAAAGTGGTATAATTGACCCGAGGGGAAATGTTTTCAGGTTTGATGCTGAAGGCCACTATGAGCCTGAAGAAAACAGCCCACAGCGCAATGAAGACTTCTATGCTGAACTGTTTGGTGGTGATGATTGATGATGTCTGAAAAAGAACTGATGCGCATTGCGACCAGGAAGCTGATTGATATTTTCGGCAAGCAGTATCTGCGTGACAATTACACAAACACCATCAAGTCATACGGCATGATTGATAAAAACATCTTCGGCCTGTTTGTCGGCATCAAGAGTGATGATGACCTGCCGGGAAGGAAGGCTGAACGTCATGGCTGGGTTGTGTATGGCCAGGTCAACGTGAATGCCACAACCGGGAAAGTGATTGATTCCGCATATGCATTAGAATAACAAGCACCGTTCAATTGAATGGTGCTTTTTTCATGCCCTGAAAGGGGTGATTCCCTTGCTTGTATAAAGCGAATGCCTGCCCCAGACAGCCCATCAAATGGCTGTCTTTTTTTATACCCGAAAGGAGTAAAAAGCCATGTATGAACCCCTGATTGACAGGCTTCAGAAGCTGCTGGCTGTGAAGTCCATTGTCACCCTGGCGCTGACCATTGTCTTCTGTGTTCTGTGTCTGAATGGCATGGTGGGCGCAGATCAGTTCATGACTGTGTTTACCGTGGTCATCGCCTTCTACTTCGGCACCCAGGCTGAGAGAAAAGCCGCTGAAACTGCCCTGCCTGAAATTGAGGAAGTCAAACCCACGGAAGGGACTGAATAAAGATGGCAACTGCGAAAGGCCAAATCATTGCTGATTACGCAATCAGCAAGCTAGGCTGTGCCTATATCTATGGCGGGTATGGTGAAAAGCTGTGCAGACCTGCTTTCAGGAGGGAACGTGCCAACGCCTACCCTGCGCAGAAAAGCAACATCTACAACAATTGCCCCGTGCTGAAGGGCAAGCAAAGCGCCTGCGCTGGCTGCAAGTGGGACGGCAAGCAAGCCTATGACTGCGCCCAGCTGACCCGCTATGCATGCAAGGCGGCAGGTCAGGAACTGGTGTCCGGCGCAAACAGCCAATGGCGAAAAGAGCCATGGGAAAAGAAAGGCACGATTGACACCCTGCCCGATGTTCCCGGCGTGATCCTCTACCACGTCAACAGTTCCGGCACCATGACCCATACTGGCGTTTACATCGGCGGCGGCTATGCCGTGGAAGCCAGGGCCGCAAAGTATGGCGTGGTGAAGACTGCTGTCAAAGATCGCACCTGGACGCACTGGGCGGCGCTCCCCGGCGTTTTGACGGGCGAAGTGGTGCAATCCCCTGCCCCTGCTCCAGAAACGCAGGAAAGCGCCAAAGAAACGACCACAGCCACAACCGAACCGGGGGTGATCGAAATGAAAACCCTGCGAAACGGCAACCGTGGCACACAGGTAATGGTGCTTCAGTTCCTGCTGAATGAATTCGGCTTTGACTGCGGTGACGCAGACGGCATCTTCGGCAAGAAGACCACAGCGGCTGTCACAGCCTATCAGAAGGCCAAGGGCCTGAAGGCTGACGGCATCTGTGGAAAGAACACATGGACAAAGATTCTGGCATAAGAGGGACATCACAAATGGTGTCCCTTTTGCATTTCGTCTTTCGTGCCAGACGGTAAAGAAGCACACGTCACCAAACCAGTACGAACTGGGAAAAAACGTACACAGATAAGGAGATACAACCATGACCATCAATGAAATTCTGAATGCAGCTGGCCTTGACGAATCTGCCATCACCACAGTGCTGGACAACATGAAGGCCAATAAAATCTTCCTGGCATCGGAAGAAAATATGGATATCCGCTATCCGAAGCTGAAGACCCAGCATGAAGGCGTGACCAAGCAGCTGACTGAAGCGAATGCGCTGATTGAACAGCTGAAGAAGTCCACCAAGGGTCAGGAAGAAACCCAGCAGAAAATCACGGCCTATGAACAGCAGGTACAAGCACTTCAGGCTGAACTGGAAAAGACCAAGGTACTTTCTGAAGCCAAGTTCCTTTTGAAGGATGCAGGTGCATTGGACGTTGACTATCTCCTGTTCAAGCTTCAGGAGAAGGGTGAACTGGCCCTGGGCGAAGATGGCAAGATCAAGGACTGGGAAGACAAGCTTGCTGGACTGAAGACCCAGATTCCCACCCAGTTTGAAACGAAGAGCGGCAAAAAGAACATCATGGAAAATAAACTGCCGGAAGCTGATAACAGCAACACCGTGAGCCGTGAAGCCTTTAGCAAGATGGGCTATAACGACAGGCTGAAGCTGTATAAGGAAAACCCGGAAGCCTATGCAGAACTGACCAAGTGACGATAAGAGAGGAATGAAACATTATGGCGAATATCACTACCATGCTTGCTGACCTGATCAACCCGGAAGTTATGGCTGACATGATCAGCGGTAAGATTCAGAATAAGATTGTTGTGACCCCGTTTGC